TGGGAGTAACAAATTAGACCAGTAATAATTTTATTGATACTATCGACCGTATGGTGGATGCTGCAATTTCAAAAGCAAAGTATGATAAAACTATTACTGCTACTATTGTGAAATGCGAAGATGCTGCTGCGGGCAAGTATCGAGTAAAATATAAAGAAAACTATCTTCCTGCTTACTCTTTAGACACTTCTATCAGTTATAGTAATGGATAGAGTGTATTTATTCAAGTTCCAGAAAGTGATTTTGGCAAGACTAAAACCATAATTGGTTTAGCAAAAGGAACAGAAAGAGAAGCTCAAAATATTGGCTCTATTGTAGACTCAGAAGATAAACATTATTTTGAATTATCAAAAACTATATATTTTACCTCTTTTGGAGATAACTATAAAGAAATAGCTATGCCCGCAGTAGGACATGAGTTAGTTATTTATGATGAAAAAGGTGGAACATCGGATAATAACGTTTATGCGCAATTTTTAGACCCGAACAAAAATGTAAAGAAATTTTAGAATTTTATAGATAATTATAATACCTTAAATTCCATTTATGAAAAGGTTAGAATAAAATGTGTTTTGTCATTATAGACACATATATCCAATACTACTGGTTTTTATGGTATAAAGATAACTTCAACAAGAAAAGATGGCTCTACTGTAGCTATTGATTTTAGTTCATAGGATTTTACAGGAACGCCTTTTACTTATACTTTAACGCATAAAGAGAACTTATATTTTGAGTTAGCGGAAGATGCTGTTAATATTAAGGTTTCTCTTTATACTTCTAATGATATTACTTTAGGCGAAGATGATTATATCAAGGCTAATATGGAATGGCGACTTGCAGCATATTCCGCAGATATTACCACAAATATAACTCAATTAAGGATAAGAGCGAATACCTTGTTGTTTACTAATAATATAAATGAGATACCTATTAGTGCAGATTATTTAAAAGCAGGACAGCTTGTTGTAGAGAATAGTCAGTTAAAGCTTATTAAGTGGTATGTAACATCAAGCGATATTTCTACTTAGTCTGACGGTACAGGGCCTTGGTATAAATATTAGACCTCTTCTATGTTGCAGAGGGAAGGTCCTCAACAAATTTTAAATAAAAATGAATTAAATCTTTTTGACAAAAAGATACACATATTTGCTACTATTGATATTGGAAATAATACAACAATAGTAAGTAACATATTAACATTTTCTGCTAACGGCGGTGCGGGCTTGGGCGACCCCGCAAAGATGGTTAGAGAGAAGTATAATCCAGATTATCCCCCTTCTTCAATAGATGCTAATCGCTATTTAAAAATGGCTTCTTCTGAATACTTGACAATCAATTCAGAGGAGATGAGGGCAGAAACATATTGCTTTGGTGTATTATACAATGGTGGTATAATTAAAAATGGTGCGGTAGTACCTCAAGGAGTAGGACAGTTTGATAATGAAATTTATGAATTAACTTGGAAGCAGGTTAATGCTACAAATAACGCTCCTGTAAGTTGGCTTCTTGATGACCATGATATTCCCCGTGATGATTTTGTAATTATGCAGTTGGTAAATGCGGAGATGAACGCCGCATTAGTATGCACAATAAAAGGTAAAGGTACTTAGACTATTGACGGAGAGACAATTCAAAAAGAAGAATACTTTGGTTCAGTATCTACTAAGTTTTTAATTACTTCATAGGAAGCTCCTATATCAACCGATTTAGACGTTAATCCTACTGTTGTTAGCGTTAAATATGATAGTTCTGGATATTGGGGAGAGAACTGGGACGGCTTCTCTAAAGAGTTAGAAGTTTCCGAAGATAATCAAAAGAAAAGAGAAATTTTGATTACTGCACAATACCACGAGGGTGGGACTAATAAAGAACCCCTTAATTATTGTTGGTATTATAATAAGAAGAGCGGTTTCAAAATCAATGGGGTAACGACTAATAATATTGTAAAAGAAAATGATATTGAATATAGTAAATATCCTAACTATTATAAAGTGGTAACTAAAGAGGGGCAGGTCACTGTAAAAATTAGCCAGACACATGATTTTGATGCGGGACAACTTATTGTTGTTGCTTAGAAATCTAATACCACTATTACTTCTGACCCGACTGCAATTATACAGTTTAATTATAGACGAGAGTTCACAACCAACTCTTCCGCGAAGGAGATTGGAGGAATACCTTATCAAGATGCAAGTGGTACTGCTATTATACCAGAGGCTCTTGAAACTATATATTATATAAAAAATGGCGCAGATTATAGGACTTATAGAAATAAATATGATAGTAATAACTCTCCTATACTTAATGATAGTTCTAAATGGTTTGAAGCAATGAATGGTAGTTAGGCAGGAACTTTTACTCTTGATAAAACAACTAATAATAATATTGTTAAAAATGCATTTGAATTAGATTAGACTAAAACACTTTTTTCTCGTCCCGGTACAAATGGTAGTGAAATATCTGTATTAAAAGAAATCTTAAAAGGCAACGGCCCGAATAACTTATAGAATATTCATTCTTTACTTACAGGTAGTTTTGTTACGGAGCAAGTTAAAGATGAAACTACTGGTCAAGTAACAGGTAACTTTGTACAATATTTCAAGAAAGGTATAGGCTTATTTATTGTAGAAAATGAAAGTGCTATTAAGCCTAAATGGAATGAAGTTGTTAATTATATCATTTTGGCGCAAAGTGGTTGTGTTGACTACACAAGTGGAGATACCGCAAGAATATCTTTTAAAGAAACTCCTCCGACAACGCTTGAATATGTTTGGACAGTTCATCAAAATCTTATAAGAAAAGCAGATAATGTAGTTGAAACTGCAAAATTAATTAGTATTAAAGGTGCAAAAAATAACCAACCTTTTACAACAGAAGACGCTACAATATCTTTCAAATTTAGTAAGGATATTAATTTCTTACAATATGATTTGGCGGGCTTCGGCATTAGCTGCATAATTAAAAATAGCAGCACAAAGGAAATTCTTGCATATGGATTTTTCCCTATTGATATTAAGACTGCTCTTGATGAACCTTCACTTAGACATTATAAAGGTAAGGGTAATGAGTTTACAGAAATAACTGATGCTAATGGCGTTACAACAGGTTATATCTATACTAATGCAATGCACGCAGGTCGTTTTACCGGTACTCCTGATATAGACGGCCGCCAACGCGGATGGTCTGGTGTTATTGCAGGTGAGATTGGTGATGTTAATTAGTCAGGGCATAATTCACAAGAAGCCTTTTATGGTCTTAGAGGATATAGTAAAGGTATAATGACCTATGAACTTGGTACAGAAGATGGTCATGTTACGATGGGTTCTGCAGGCGGAGGCTAGATAAAGATTATTCCCGGAACAGATGCAGTTATTCAAAGCGGCGAATATAACGACAAAGACCCGCAAGAAAAGAAAGGTCTTAAAATTAATTTTAGTAATGCCCCTTTTATAAAATATGGTAATGGTAATTTTGCAGTTGACTCGAATGGTATCCTCACTGCTCAAGGTGCTAATATACAAGGTGATTTTAGCTCTGTTAGTGAAAAATATTCTGACGGCGAGAGCCTTTCTGCACAGGGAGACTTTTATTCAGAGTTAAAAACAGGTAATTATGTAGTTGGTGCTGTTGAAGGTTCATCTGTAAAAGGCGGTTTTTCATTAAAATCTAAAACGATTTAGAAAGTATCAGAGGGTAGTGTGATTGTTGAGACTGCGCAAACACCAGAGTCTTCAAGTCCTGTACAGAGTGATTATGTCATAGGAACGGTTACTGCTGATTGTGAGTATGTAGAGTCTTCTATCTCAAGTACAGGCTTTAGCTTTGGTAGGTATGCAGGAACATTGGATAGCTTTGAAACAGGAGAGCACAAGTTAAAATCTGAAGGTATGATTGAAGGTATCATGTATAACTTTGGTCAAGGTTTATATGTTTCTGGTACTATTAGAGCTAAAAAAGGTATTATCGGTGGATGGACTATATAGAGTGATAGTATAACATCTCCCGGTGGTGGTCTTATATTAAAGGCTAATGGCGAAATTCTTGGTTATACACCGGATACAAGCGGAGGAGCATCGACGCCAGATGGAACGACAGACCTTGATTTTGGTGACTATTTAAGTATTAAAAGAGATACTATCAATTGGGTAAAACCTGTACCTAATTAGACTACTACTTATCATGATGAATTACAATGGATTAAATTACCGAATGGAGAATGGCAATAGGTTCATGTAAATGTTCCAAATCCCACTTCTTATGCGGTATCCTCAAATATCACAAGCGTTAATGGTACTGTTGCAGTTAATGCTCCGAATGGAATGACGATAGGTGGTTCTAATTCTTCTGGTTCTATTTCTACAACAGGAGGTCCTGTCACAATAACAGGAGGCAAAGAAAATTAGACTTCTGTTGAAGTAAATACAGAAACACCTGAAGATTAGACAAAGGCAAAAGCAAGAAGTTTAATAAAATTTATGAAAAAGGTAGCTTCTGCCGCACAAAAGTGTGTTAGAAAACGAAATTAGGACACAAACGAAATACAGTATTTTAAAGGTACAGACGTATAGAATATTGGAAGAAAGAAAAATGCACCTCAAGTATGCTCTTTTGAAGATAGCTGTAAATGGGCAAAAGAGATAAAAGAGGGCGGATTTAATATTGATGGTATCGTTAATCAGTGGAATATTTCTGCACAAAAGACAGCTTCTAATCCATCTGCTATTATTCCATACGAAGTTGCAGATGTTACAGAAAAAACCGAAGTTACTTCTATTCAAGGAAGAGCACCTGATAAAGTAACTTTCTCAACTCCGGTTGAAGAAGACTCTGGAGATTTAAAATATACAATTAAAGAATTTTATCCAAGTTCTTTCTCTTCAAATGGCGCACAACTTATCTTAGAATATACTCTTATTACAGATGATAATGATGAGGTAAAGAGTTTAACGTATCCAAATGGCGTTACAACCATATTTGAATTTAATAAGGAGGAAAACACCAATGAAAACCAAAGTAATCAAGTAGAAAATAACGGATGATACTTTTCAAACAACTGCCATTGGCGTAGACGCCATTAATGTAGATGTTGAATATACCGACCCTTCAACACAAGAGGTCTCAATAGAGAACTTACAAGACCTTATAGATGAGGGTAAGATTGGCGGAGGCGGCGCTGGTCAATGGATTGATATATAATGATAAAGGCGGAGGCGATAGTCTCCGCCTTGTCTATTTAAAATAACACCTTTAATTATTTTTTTAATTATCTTTAGAAAGGAGATGTTGCCCAATGATGGAATTAGTTGAGTCATATTCTCTTCATGAGATTGTTATTTTTTTAGTCATTTTCTCAGCTGCAATAAAAGGAATATTTGATTTTTGGGATTGGTTAAAAGCTAAAGTATATAATCATTTTAATAAAGAACAATCTGCTCAAGATAAGGATGTTAAACAGGATGAAACTATTAAATAGATTTTAGCAACGCAGGAAATATTAAAAACAGAGAACCAAGAAATTAAGGGTTGTTTACAATTGCTTATTGAGTCAGATAAAGATTCGATAAAGTCTTTTATAATTAAAGAACATCATTACTATTGTTATGAGCGGGAATGGATAGATGATTATTCTTTAGAGGCAATCGAAAGAAGATACCAGCATTATACAGATGAAGGTGGTAATAGCTTTGTACATACCCTTGTAGAAGAATTAAGAGCACTTCCGCGTAAATTACCAGAATAATAAATATGAGATAAAAGGAGGGATGGATATGTCAGTAATTTATGGACAAGACTTATATCCACCAATTGTTGAACCTATATAGCCCGTCCCAGTGAGTACAGAAAAAGATGCTTATTTAATTTCTTAGAGATGGGAGATTCCTGAAGAAACAGATGAATTTGGTAACCTTGTATCTGAAAAAGACCATTTAAGAATTTATTTTTCTTTATCTCCATATCTTGGAGAATGGAAGGTTTTAGATGAAAGTAATCCAACCGCAGGTGGTTATTGGATACAAACAACAATTACAGACCAAAGAACGAATAAAACAGTATTATAGGCTTAGGCATGGCCTTATGGCATAACCATTCCTTCGCGAATTTGGAGACCTGAAGATAATAATAATGATGGTGAGTCATAGTATCGTTATAATAATGAATTATATAGATATGATATTTACCACAATGATATAAACGACCCAAGCGGATAGGGTGAACAAGAATTTGTACTTGGTAAATATTATAGGATACAAGCGAGAATAATTTTTCTTAGTGGGTCATGGGAAAGTGCTTTTAGTTATGCTTTTCCCGATTGGACACAAGAGACCCCGATGGAAGAGAAATGGTATGATGCATTATCAAAAATATGCCAGATGAATTTAGATACTTTAAACACAGATAGTAAATATTCTGATGTTAATGTTGCTGTTTCTGAATGGTCTACTATTACTCTTGAAAAACTTATTACAAGACCTGATGTTTATATTCGAAATCTAACAGCTCCTTATGGCGTAGACCCTTATGATAAAGACAAAGCAAAAGATGATAGAGCTTATAATCCTGCGGAGTTATGTAAAATTGCCAATCTTTCACAAAAACAATTAAAAGTACCAACCCAATTACTTGAAATTATTGGACAATTTTCAGTTGGTGAAGATAATGGAGAAGTAGAAAGAATAAAGTACGTAAGTATGAACCTTGAATATCTTGAAAGCGACGTTTATCATACCGTTGAGCAGTCTGGTTAGCTTCTTGTTAATGGGGACAATTCTTTTTATTATAAATTTAGAACTTTATTAGATAAAGTAAATCATGAGAATGATTATTGGTTACACGTTGTTTTTGAAACCATTAATGGATACTGGGAAGAATTAAAATTTCAACTTGTGCTTGACTTTAATGAAGGTACAGGAGGTCTTAACTTAACCTGTACTACAAATAAAGAATGCGGTTGGGTAGATTTAACAGTGACCCCCGCACCTTCACAAGAACTTAGTGTTATGATTATTCGTTCAGATAGCCGTTCTAATTTTAAATTATGGGATGAGCTTTTCTGTGTAGATACTGACGGTATTCATGAAGTTGGAGCAAGAGACGTTACTGCGGAGTATGGTGTTTGGTATGAATATGCTTTATAGACGGTTACAGAGGATGGCGTTAGAGGCTCCGTTCAAAATGTAACAAGTCCTATTATAATGGACTCTGATAGAATATTTCTTGTTAATTCAGATGGTCAACTTTCTATATCTTTCAATAGTCAAGTAAGCTCTGTAAGATACAATATTCAAGAATCAAAGACTGAAACACTTGGCTCAAGATTTCCTTGGATAAGAAGAAATGCGGCAGTTCGGTATCGTAGCTTTAGCCTTGGTGCGACCATCTCATATAATGATAATAATGAGAACTTTTTAACTTCTTTTGCTGATACCGACCTTCCAGATTATAGCGTTGATAATCTGAATGAAGTAAATATAAACAGAGGTTTTAAGGATAAGAGTGATTTGTTCCACCCTGCCGTTCTTCCTCTTTATAATTATTATAATGCAAAAGAAAAGATTAATGATTATAATGATATACTTCTTGAAAGAGAATATCGTGCGGAAGTCATTAAATTTTTATAGAGCGGTCATGTGTTCTTATTCAAGAGTCCCGCAGAAGGTAATATCTTAGTACGTTTAATAGATTTCTCATTCTCTCCAAAGGGAGAAATTAACAATCTTGTATATGATTTCTCTTGTGAAGGCAATGAAATAGATGATGCAACGGTTAAGAATTATGATAAATATGACATACAGTTTATTGGACAGCATATGAAGAAAGTTAGTTATTATCCTTATTCTACGACGATAGAAAAGAGGGGTTCTATATGAGAGTAAAAGCCAATCAAGATGTATTACTTTTCATTTAGAGAAAATATCAAGAACCAGACACTCTTTTTTCTATTGAAGGATTTTACTTATTAAGAATAGAATTTAATGATGCACCAAGATATGTAACAGAAAACTTTTTAGGATACCGAGTTCTAATCAATGGTCAAACATTCTACGTTGGTTAGAACGGTATCCTTCATCTCGAACAGGAAGAGCCGTTTGAGGTCACTCAGTTGCTCTTCCTCGAAGAGTAGAATGTTACAATACATTATGAAATAAAGGGCAATCGTCAATCTCTTGATGCAAGAGAACCTGAATTGTTAGATAGACATTATTCAGTGGAGAAGCTCCCGCCAGTCTGTCGAGAATTATATTTCAATAATAATGTAGAAATGATTGGTGAAAATATCTTTGAGAGTATCTCTGGAGTTAAAGGCGTTATTATAGAAGCATAGGCAGGATGCCTCTTCAACATAAATAATAATCAAGACCATCATGTTATGGTTGGTAGAAGTGATTTTTTATATTACTTTGACGATATTACTTCTCTTGTATACCTTGGTTATAAAGAAGATATAACAGCTCCAGACATTGAGTATACAGCGGCTCCGCGAGAGCTTAAGATTAAATATTTCAGTGAGGAGTGAGAGAAATGGCATACTCTTTATATTTACAAAGACCTTATTTATTGAATGATAACTTTTTAAAGAAAGTTGATAAATTGCATTTAAAAGAAGAATATGCAAGAATTTCACTTCTTGACTGGGATAGCGAAAATCCAAGAGAAGAAATAGATGGTTTAATAATTGGCGGCAGTTTTAATTTTGATGCATCTTCTTCCATGAGAAGAACAGGTTCTTTATAGATGTTTGTTCCAGAGACAGAACTGGATTACAAGAGAGCAAACAATATATTGAGTCTTAATACTAAGATTACCGTTGAAGTCGGTATTAAAAATACTCTTGATGAGTATATAGATTTCCCTATTCTTTGGTTTCCTCTTGGATATTATATATTGAGAGGAATTAACATAAGCCGCTCAAATAGCGGACTTTCCTTAAATTTAAGTTTTAAAGATAAGATGTGCTTATTTAATGGAGAATGCGGGGGCATGCTTCCCGCATCTGTAACGTTTTCTGAAAAAGAAGAATACAATGAAGAAACAGACTCGACTGAAATCACTCACCCTACAATATATTAGATTATTAGAGAGATAGCTAATCACTGGGGTGGGCAACAGCTTGGAAAAATACTGATAAGTGATGTTGATGAAGATGTAAAGCAAGTCGTTAAGTGGGGTGGTTCAGACCCTCTATATGTAAGAAATTATGAATCAAGCGGGGGAGCATAGTAGATTGAAGTTACTTTATCAAAGCCTTCTGGTTCTAACTATTCTACTCTTACTGTTGGCGATGACGTAGCATATGAGATTACACCATTTACATATCCCGGAGATTTAATTGGAGATGCGGGAACGCCTATTACGTCTATACTCGATAAGATTAGAGACACTCTTGGTAATTATGAATACTTCTTTGATATAGATGGTAATTTTAGATTTTAGGAAATAAAGAATTATCTTAATACTTCTTATTCAAGCTATAAACTGACCGAACTAAACGAGAATGATATTCAAGATACTGTATTCCAAGTAGATACAAATAAGAAGTATAGTAACGAAGCTATTATAGATAGAAGTAGAGGTACTTCTGTTTATGATTTTACAGATGCTTCTTTAATATATTCTTATAGTAACAATCCAAATTATGAAAACATAAAGAATGATTTTATTATTTGGGGAATGAGAAAAGGCATTACAGGAGAAGAGTATCCAATACGCTATCATTTAGCTATTGATGATAAGCCTTTTGTTGGAAATGATTATTATGGTCACTTTATAAAAGATAACTATGATAGAGATATATTTATTCCTGCTTAGCCTAATGAAGTTAGAGATGATAATGTTCATGTTATAACAAAAGATTGGAGAACTTAGTTGTATATGGAAGGCGCAATTGCGGAGACTGCCGCGATTGATAGCAATGATTATTATGTAGAGCTTGCTAATGAATGGCCTAAACTTTATAACATACTCGAAGGAAAGTTTAAACCAGAATTAACTGCTGTGGGCGAATATGCAGGCGTAGGCAATATGGATTATTTCTTAGAGTTCGTTGGTTCTAATTATTTAAGAAGTAATTATGGTGTTAAGGTTATTGGTAGAAGAACAAAAGTTCTTGTTGATAATACTATTAACTGTATTATAGAACCTCCTATTAGAGATTTTATAATTGTTGAAACGTAGGCTTAGGCAGATGCTTGCGTAGCAAGACAATAGGCCTATTGTAAAGTAGACCACGCCATTTATGAAAACTTAATCTTAGGCGGAAAGTATAATGGAGCAAATGTTGCCGCAAAAGATTTACTATATCAATATACCAGCTTTAATGAAACTATAACATTAAATACTGTTCCTATATATCATCTTGAGCCTAATACGAAGATTAAAGTAATAGACCCAGAGTCGGGAATTGCAGGAGAGTATATGATAAGAACAATCAACTTAACTCTTGGTATTGCGGGAAGCATGAATATTACTGCAAACCAAGCTTTAGTAAAGATATAAGGGGGAGATATTATGAGCTTTCCTTTTGGACAATATATAAACTTAACGCAAGGTTCTGGCTTGGTTGATATAGCAAGTGGTAGAACAATGGATAGAATTGGTATTGAGGGCGCTCCGGGAATGGAATTTCAGCTTAACGGTGAAACTCTTACGTTAGGAAGAAATGGCTGTTATGAAGTTGAAACGGACGTGTCGGAATTGATAATTGACCTCGGAAATATCTTCCTTGTCAACTATCATATAAAGGAGGGATAATATGAACTCATTTTATGGCGGTTTAAGAGGTGCGGGCGTTGCGATAGTTGATACTGTCAGCACTTATGCGGATTTGAGTAATTTAACAGGCATCAATTATGGAGAATATGTATTTGTTTCTTCTGAAAATGCTCTATATAGAAAAACAAAAACAGGATATGAACAAACCTTAGTGTTTGATATAAACCCTTCAGCTATAAATATTCCTGTAGATTTTGATGATTATGATACGGTTGCCGCGATGACAGGAGCGACTGAGAAGTCTTATACACTGGCTTCCGCGTTTGAAGAGGGCGGTAACTCGTTAGATATAGCTTATGCTTTCGATGATAATAAGAACTATATTGGTATTAAGGTTCCTGCTCCATAGTTTACTTTTACATCAACTAATCCTTCTCTTGTTATTACATAGACGGGAGAAAACCCTTACGCTAAAACAGTTACATTTGATTTATCTATTGGCGGAGGAAGCACGGTTTCTGCATTAACCAATTTCCAAAGCTATATAGTTGGTACAGATGAAACAATGGACGAATCAATATATGACCCTACAACGGATTAGGTTAAGCAAGATTTAGTTGAAGGATAGAGAATATTAATATATGAGAAAACAACAACAGAATATACAAGATGGTATTATTTTGGTGATTATAACGGCATTAAGTCAATAACTTCTTCTAATGGCTCTATTGTTGTAGAAGATTATAATGGTACAGTATTAACCTATCCTGTAAAAGGTATTTCATCTATTACTCTTGAAACTTCTTCAACAATTGGCGCAAATGAAGATATACTTCGTATTCATTATGACGATAATACAACAGCAGATATATCTTTTGCTTATCCCAAAACTCTTGAATATGAAAATGAAACCAATTCAAGTGGAGTTTTAACTAACTCTATTTTAAAGACAACAGATTCGACAGGAGCAGAAACAGAACTTACAGAAATCAATAATATTCATAGAGTATTTGTACGTCCTTCTGATTATCATTTACTTGTGTATTATTCAAGTGAAGATTATAGAACTACATATGGCACAGTAACATATGTAGATGGAAATACAACTTATATGAACTGCGTTGACTATGGCCCTATTAAACAAGATAACGGTATTTTAATAGGAGAAAATATAACTCTTAGCACTATCGCAGTTGCATAGGGTGTTCAATCTCCAGACAGAGACGACATTATTTTATATTTAAATAGTATATATTCAGCAGGTAGGCCAGATGGAAAACTCGTTTCTGTTGGCAACGAAGGAGAAGAAAAAGAAATCTATGGTTTTAACTACGCCATGGATTAGGGCGCATATCTTGGTTGGTATTATGTCGGTAAGTTTGCAAGAGTAGTAAATTCAGTAACAACTTCTATATATTTTGGCGCGGATGACGGTACTCCCGCACGAACATAGGAAGTTTTAGATAGCTTAGACTTAGGCGGCATTTGGTTTGTGACAAGTTAAGGGGGTGTGTTGAATGAGCTATCCTACTTCTATCTATTGTCATAATTTTGCTCCGACAGGGAGTTCAGTAGATATTGAGCAGTTAGCGGTTCAAGCCCCTGTAGGAACACACATTAAATTTTATTATACAAATTCTACTTATGTAGATATTGTTATTGGACAAGATGAAATTTATGAGATTTCTGACTTCTCAATTATCAGAGCAGTTGTCGGAAATGAAGATGTAGATAAAGCTTTATTCACATATGTAAAAAAGGAGACTTAACAAAGTCTCCTTTTTCTTATCCCCAATTTGATTTCGGTGCTGTTAGCGATTTAAAATATCCATAGCCTATACCAATAGCATCTGCTACATCATCATTTATTCCCGTAATATTAAAAGTTTGCTAAGCCCATTCTATATCTTCCTATTTGAGCGTTTCTCTTTTAACACCTGCGCCTTGTTTAATTTTACAGTGTTTCCTCCATTCAGAAGGATACATATAAATTAATTCTGCTTTAAAATTATTATCATAAAGCATAAAGTTTATGCCTGCCTATAAGAACATGAGTGCTCGCTAAGTCTTGACGTTTGCAGTACCACCCCGCGGCCGCACTTCTTCAAGAACTATTTTATCTACTTTATTAGCTTTCAAGATGTCTTCTAAGCCTTTTACTATAACTTTTATTCTTTTTATTAAGTCGGTGGAGCCTGCTGTGATTAAACTATAATCAATAAGTTTATCATCTTCAAACAGTGCTACTCCTGTTGATTTTGTACTTGCATCTATTGCCATGATTACCATATTCTCAACTCCTTTATTATATTATAGCAAATATTTCTAAAAAAGTCAAGAATTTCACGATAAGACAAGATTTACTTCAAAAAAGTTGTAGACCTCTTTTTGGTTTTGGCAGTACGACCGAATGCGCCCCGAAGCCAAGATAAAAGAAAAACCACTCATAAAGAGTGGTTTTATTTATATTAAACATTAGCTGATTGATATTCTATATCGGGGTTCGGCCATAATCTGAATATTCCATATTGACCTCCGCCTTGTCCATAACTACTACTTGCCCAGACTTCAATTTCATCTGTTCCTTGTATTCTTGCAATTAGGTATCTGTCTGTTTTGATAGTGGATGTAGCTCTTCCGCCATTTTTATTATTTCGGGCATTCCCGACATGACGATGAGATACGCATTTCATTTGTACATTAGGTCTGTTTTCTGGAACAAAACCCATTGCATTATTTAAATCTGCACAGAACGTATCTGTATGATGGTTTTGGTCAAGAGTCCACATCCAATAATTATCATTACCATATTGGTTTTTTGTGCCCTGTATCTTGGCTATTGTCAAACGCTTTCTATCATCTTTGCCAATTAAGTCTGAGCATCCGCCCTCAGATGGGCGGAAACCGCCTCTTCCGTCCTATCCGACCCCCATAATTTCGTCATAGGCTTGTGGGTCAAGCATCATTATAAGTTGTGTTGCATTATATATTTCTTTAGCATTAGTAACATCGGTGGTGACTTGTGCTTGTCTTATATAAGATGCCATATTAACAATAAGAAGAGAAGTTAATACACTGATTATTGCAATAACAACAATAAGTTCTATTAAAGTAAAACCCTTAATTTTTTTCACACTAATCACCACCTTTACTATTTTTTACGAACCGGTACTTCCGAAACCACCGCTTCCGCGCTCGGTCTCTTCAAGTTCATTTTCATTTACACATTCAAGTCTTATAAAATCTGCATATGGCTGAATAACAAGTTGTGCAATGCGGTCTCCGCGATTTACAGTTTTTGTTTCTTTTGACTGATTATAGAGAGGAACTATAAGATTGCCACGATAATCAGAATCTATTACTGCAACGCCTTGACATACACGAAGCCCGCCTTTTGTTCCTACACTACTTCTTGAATATACTGCACCAAAATATCCTGCGGGTATTGCTATGGCGATATCGGTTGGAACTTTTATAAATTCTCCCGGCTCAACACTCATTGTGTCCGCCGCATATAAATCCCACCCTGCAGAATAAAGAGTGCCCTGTGTAGGCGCAGTAGCAAGGGGAGTGAGCTTTGCAAACTTTACACTATTATTTTCTATTGTATTCATTGGTTTATATCTCCTCGAAAGAAATTTCTACCTGACGGTCAGGCTCCTTAATGTTAGTAAAACTTCTGGTCAAGGTTACTTTGTAATACTGGTCAATCACTTCACCTTTTGCCTTAACTTCTTTAAGTTCCTGAGATGACTTAGTAAGAATATAATTATTATCATGCTTAGCTTCTTCAATTAGTGCTTTAGCTTCTGATTCAGTATCTACTCTATATGTATCAACAGAACTAATAAGATATTTGCTCATTTTAAATCTCTCCTTACATTATAATTATATAATCGCTACTACCATATTCTTTAATGAAGTATTCATTTATCTTCTGCTTATAGCCTTGATTAAATGAATTATTTCCAAGAAGTCTGATTACACATGTCTCGTTGCTATCTTTCTGTTTGTAGCTATTTAATATTTCATTGGGAATATCTTCAAGAAAGCAGAAATGACGTTCTATTTCTCCATTATCTTTTTTAACATAGACATTCTGGAGTCTTTCAAAAGGTTCTATCTTTATTGTAATATCCATAATATCTCTCCTTAACACTCAATAACTGCCGCATCATATGGGAACAGAGCATACATATAAGAAAGACCACTTCTGCGTATCCAACACTCATATGCACCAGTATTTTCCATATAATCAATAGCAGTAATTTCTCCACGTTCTTTCAGACATTCTATAACTTCATTTGCGGCAGTCGGATGTGAAACTACTGAAGTAAGTCTAAATACTGTATAGTCTTTTCTCTCATTACAAAGTAACATATAATAAGTATGTTCACTAATAAAATATTTTGCAATTTCATCTTTCTTCTTTACGAGTTCTTCATCGGTAAGTGCTGGAACTGAACTCATAATGTTTTTATTTAATTCATATAGATTACCGAGCGGTACATTTGTGGTAGGTGTATCATCATGCTCAACACGAAGTTGAGCAAGCTTTTCGTTCATTTCGTTGTTCATTGTTTTTCACTCCTTAAGGTGTTTATATCTTAATTTAACTTCTTGCTGTTTTCCAAGATTAAATGCAGACTCATAATCACCTGTTAAATATCCTGTTACTCTGCGGAGCCGCTGAATTTTAGTGCTTCCGCACTTCGGACAATAATTATCTATTTCATCTGTGAAACCACAGTTTAAACAAGTATCATTTGGAACATTTATTGCAAAATAAGGAATGTCCTTATCCATTGCATAAACTACCAATTTTTCAAGAGCATCTATATTATTGGTTGCTCTACTGCCAAGCTCTATATATGTAATGCAACCCGCGGAAGAATATCCTGTTAACTGACTTTCTATATTTATTTTATCATAAGCAGAAATTTCTTTCCACACGGGAACGTGAATACTATTAGTGAAGAAACTCTTATCTGATACGTTGGGTATTTCGCCATACTTCGCTTTAAATTTCTTCATTGCGGTGTAGCAAAGATTCTCTGCAGGAGTCATATAAACACCAAAGTTAAGTTTATATTCCTCCTTGAAAGTTGCACATTTGTCTTTAAACAACTGTTCAATCTTTTTCGCAAGAGCCATACCTTCTGATGTCGTATGGTCTGTATCTATTAAAATTTGTAAACATTCTGCAAGACCGAGTTGACCAACTGCAAGTGTACCATGTTTAAGAGCAGAGCGGATACCCTCTTCTGGAATATATCCTTCCATAACATTATTTTCATACATAAACTTTGCAGATGCGGGTGACTGTGAACATATATATTCAAAACGTTCAAGGAGCATATCTTTTGCATCATCTATTGCTTTATCAAGACGTTTCATAAAAGCATCTATTAATATATTTCTTGCATATCCATCTGGGCAAGTTACTCGTTCTAAACTTTCCTTTACCTCCATTGCTATTGTTGGAAGTATTATTGTTACAGGACAAATATTTCCGCGTCCATCTTTCTGCTGACCCATGCCATTGATATCCCAGCCATTCGCTGTCCTACATCCCATGGTACTAAAGTATGTTCTTGGGTCATTCTTATCATACCCAGCATTGCCGCTCCAATCGAGGTTTGCATAGTTAGGATAAAGTCTTTTTGCTGTTGATTGAAGCGCAAGTCTAAATAAATCATAATTCGGGTCACCGGGATGTTTATTTATTCCTTCGCCAACTTGGAAAATGCCACAAGGAAAAATACTGGTTCTATGTAAAGCACCAATACCATTTAAGCTTCCTTCAAGTAAAGCTTTGATTACCATTCTACCCTCAGGTAAAGTACATGTGCCATAATTGATTGAAGTAAACGGGAGTTGCAATAGTTCTTAACCATAGGCTTTTTATCCTATGCTCTGGAGATTTCTCTCATTTTCATCGAACGGTTATTTCCGTTCCAGTGTAGCGTACATTTTCACCTTCACCATTATGTGCTAAGGGTGGACACTCTTGGGCGGATTATATTTATTCACCGCCTACGCGTTACAGTGGTTTTTAGCCTTTCGCTATCTAAAAACTTACCTCGGTGTTATCTTATTTTTAATTTAAATTATAATGCTTTTTAAAATCAAAAAATATCTTATATTTTCTATCTAAATAGATATTTGCATTTTGATACATATAAGTCCCAAATAAATACATATCATTTTTATTCTGAATTTTTATATCACTTAATTGTCTATCTTTATAATCATACACTGTTGGTTTCTATTTTAAATCAAGATTATTAAAAATATAATTTGATATGTCTTCCATTAATTGATGAGTTCCACAAAAACTGATAGAATGTAAAAATCTATTATGTCCATCTTCTTTTGGACTTGGCTTTGCTAAAATACTACCATCTCCATCAAATATTCCTCTTAGTAAATGAGGCATATATTCATCAGGAATTTCTGGCAAATAAGTATTATAACTTTTTCGAGGAACTACCCCATATTTAGCTAAATCTTCTGCCATAATGTTGCTGCGAACTGCTATTTGACCACAACCTCTTCCATCGTGTCCAATAGCAGTATTCGTTTGTACGGTCTCTTTAAATTTCATTAACATATATTCGTCTTTTAAGTCTAATGTGATAGAAATAGATGCTTGTCTACCAGTATCATCCTTAAAAACATTTCCATCTGAAATTAAAAGACCTAAAAAGTAAGCGTTTTCTTCACAATCTATTTTTTGAAAGAAATGCTCTTTCATGTTTGGATTATTTAATTTAGCTTTAGTATATTTTGGAGTATCAACTAATATTTTACTTATTGTGGGATGACTTAATTCATATTTATCTTCAACCTATTTTAAAGTCATTGGCTAAGATAAATAATAATTAATTATTTCTTGTTTTAATTCTTCTGTTATAACTTTTCTTGGCATAATAATGTAATCCTCCTTTTTATTTACCATTGTAAAATGATTTCTTACATTATTATACGAAAATTAAAAACTTAGAGTTCACCGATTTTGCCCAATTTTTAACTAAGAATTTCTTCTTAGGGAAACCAATTCGTTAATTTCCGCTTCTTGACTGAAGAGAATTAAGGTTGTGATACATAGCTTCTACAGCCTGCTTCAATTCTTTTATTGTTAAATTTAAAGCATAATTGTATACAGGACTACAATCATCATAATCAGGATAATCTTCAAGAGGTAAATCTTCTGTTACATTTTCCCAATTAGAAGGAAAGTGATTTAAAAGGCAGCCGATATATTTTGCACCATCATTCCAATGCTTTTTAAAACTCTTTCTTACATAAGGAACCATTGTCCAGTCAAGATGTGTTGCAGAACATCCGCCAAACTGCTGTAAAGACTGTAACTGAAAAATTACAGCTAAAAGCTGAAAAGCTGTGTTGATACTATTAGCAGGACGAATATCAGTTTGTCTTGTGTTAAATCCTTTAGCAAGAAGCTTGTCAAAAGGAATACTTAAACAGTTATGAGAACCAACTGCATAATTATCCAAATCCGTGTTTTTCTTATATTTCTATAAGCACTGACTATCTCTTCTACCTTACTCTATTAAGGTAGCTGTGCACTTCGGGCGGTGCTAATCTCCGTCCTACAAGGCTACATTCATCACCTTTAGTCGATACACTTTCTATTAATTTTTAAAATTTGTAATGTTTGTAAATGTTGATGTCTTTTAAAAGTTGGCTTCCATTCTTTTTTAATAACCTTTTCGATTATTGTTCTTGAAATTCCTATCTCTTGAGAACAAAATTCTTCTAATTTTTTTGAACTAATATTTTCAAATATCAATTCATCGTGTAAAAAAACTTTATATAAAAAAGGACAATCTTTATCCATCATTTTACTATACTATTCTTCTGTCATTTTTTTACCTTTATTAGCAGCTTCTTTTATGCGAGAATCAGTTTCTTTTGTAAGACTTTTATTCCACGGAGTCTTTCCTTTATGAAGCTCACTTATTTTTTCTTTTGCTTCAGGATTCTGTTCCCACCATTCTTTATGTTTTTTCGAAGCTTGCTCTTTTTGTTCTTCAGACCATTTATTTCCATAGTTAGGATTCTTTTCGCCTGTTCTCGTTTGAGCAAATTCACTTATCTTTCGAGAACGTTCTTCACTATCATAATTTCCTGTATATCCTCCGCAGCCTCCTTCGTGGAGATTCGTTTCACATTGCCCTAATGCTTTATATTTTTTTATTAATTCTCTTTCTAAATTCCAAGCTTCTTGCTCTGTTAATCCATCTTGAAGAATTTTTACAGTAACGTCATCTTTGTATTTATTTAATATATTTAAAAAATATTGATTTCTATGATTTTTAGTATCTTTATATCTGTTTTTAGTACCTTTTCCAATGTGAAAAATTTTATCTGTGGACTTAATATAATAAGCATAAACATAAAAAGCTCTATTTTCTTCCAATTATTCTTCCTCCTTTCTCTAAAATTTAAAACATTTACAAATTTAATAATTAATAGCTTAGCTCGGTATTACCATGTCCTTTATAGGATTTAGGTTCTCTTACTCATATTGATATTACTATCTTCTGAACCGATAGCCAGATAAAAATCTGACACCCCTTTTGCTTGGGTTCACACAGTCCACTAATATTATTACTAATATTAGGCACAATTTAACTTATGAATATATATTCTATTTTCCATATGATTTTTTCTTGCCATATCACTAATTATATCATTAAGTGCTATATCTTTATTTTGCTCACTTGCGGCCTCCCCGTTACGACCACCAAAACTGTATTCATCAACATTTGCATTTTGGTTTTGTACGTTTTTTGCCATAAGTTTTTCAAGAACTCTTTTTCTGAGTTTTGAATTGCGAGTTCTCTTTTTGCTACGTTCATTACGGTACAAAATATAGGCCTTAGCTACATCCTTGCGCTTTGTAGCCATTAAGCCTCTTTCAACCATATCTTGGATGGTTTCAACATCAAGGTTCTCACCCTCAACCTCGCAAGCAGCTTCAATAAAAGAGGCAATATTTTCTGCTTTAGTTATGGCATATTCATCAGCCTAGCCGTCTACCGCAACGAAGGCTTTAAGGACTGCCGCAACTATCTTTCCTTTATCGAACTCTTGTCGAGTACCATCACGTTTAATTATTATCATAATTATTCCTCCTGTTATATAAATTATTTTAGGGGATACCTATAATTATTATGAAAATTTATTAAGCTAAATTAATCATGTTTAACCTTTATGGTATTTGCTTCTTCCTCTTCATACTTCTCCTGTCTTGCCTTTTTAAGTCTATCTATCTCTTTCTTTAAATAAAATTCTGCTTTTTCCAAATCCTGTATAATATCATCCTTTCTTCCTGCTCGGCTGATATATTTAATAGTGTTTCCGAGAGTGAAATTGAGTTCCCAATCTATAATTACGTCTATTGGTTCATACTTTCTACCTTCGCAATAATGAGAAGGATGATTTATAATATCATTCATCTTACCAGTCCTTTCAAAGCTTTCTTTAAGCATTGTTTCAAATTCAGTTGTTTTTGTACCAAAGCTATTCGTTGAATTATTCATCATTTATGATTTTCCTCCTCGTAATATTTACATTGACTCGCATCAAAGTTATGATGCGGATGACCTAAATATGCTAAATTACCATTTTCCATAGAAGTAATTTTACATCGAGATGAGAAAGAACTTCCGAAACCATAATCTAAATAATAATTTTTGCAGTTTTGACAATTCGGCTGTTGCATTAAAAGTTCTCTTAGCTAACCAATAATTTTAATATCTTTCGTATTGCCTTTATCGTACTGTAAGGTCATAGAGGCGTTTTGAGAACTAAATCCTTCTGAAATGATTCTTATCATAATACTATTATTCATCCTTTCCATACTTATACTTATAAGCTATAAATATTACATTATACTTTTCTTCTATCTCTTCTAAAATTCTTTTTATTATTTCCCAATTTCCACCAGCTAATCCACAGCCTATTCTATGAGGAATTGCTATATAAAGAGTTAGCTCATCATCTCCATCATATCGTATGTCATAAATCATTCTTATAACACTCCGTTGAAAAGCATCATAATCAGTTTGTTGAGTGTCTCTTCCCCAAATATATTGTCCAAAGAGATTATAAATTATATGTCTATCCTCTGTTGCTACTCCTATTGCTGCTCCCAATAAACTTTTATCATTGTGATTATCTGTGCAAAACTGTTTATACATAGAATAAACATCTGGATATTTTTCCCTTATTGATTTAGCAAGACCTGCGCCCATAATACCTTGACAATTCACTTGATGTGCCATAATTTGAAAAGGAGTTTCTAACAAATTACCATGTATTACTACCACTTATATCTCTCCTCTATTAAATTAACAAAATCTTTAATAATATATTTTCTTATAGACTTTGGAAAATTATAAAATGAAAAATTTATTCTATAAACTTCATTATTAATTATTACTCTAATATCTTTTATTTTATATCTCATTTCTTCACCTTCAGTAACATTGAAAATATTTCAGACATTGAATAACAACTATCTCCTTTATATATATCCCAATCAATTCTATCATTATACATAAAACAAGAAATATTATACCAGCTTTTTTTATCAGGGATATAAAATTGTAAAAAGTTTTCTACTTGTTGAATAGTGACAGGTTCTTTGAGCACTTCATTAGAAAAATGATGTAAATATACTATTAGCAAAGGTAACATTTTTCTCATATTACAAAATATCTTGCCACCCGAAAAACCTTCTGTAAAATCTATATAAGCTATTCTTTGATTATTGTCCCACATATCATATGCTTCTTTTTGTAATTTTGCAAAAAATCTATATACATCTTTCATATTATCACCTTTTTTTCATTCTCTATATATATTATAACATATTTTTTATTTTTTTTCAAACATAAAAATTGTGTTCCCATTGCTCTTTAGGAAGCAAATCTTCTTCTCCTTTTACAGTAATTGAGGCTGTTTTAGGTTCTGAATTTTCTTTTTCGGGCCACTCTGCTAATAATTCACCTGTTTCTTTATCATAAATTTTTACCGCTTCAATTTCTTTAATGAAGAACCGTCTCTGACCCCGAATCATTTTCTCGCAGCCTCCTTATATTTTCATCTACTTCTCTAAGAAAATTTCCAAAAATCTTATTATCTTCTGTTATTTCTTTACAGAAGTTTAACATTTCAATTTTTTCTTCTTCTGAAAGAACTGATGCAGGAAAAGCTTCTTCCATTTTCGCTATTGCATTTTTCCACGGGCATCTATAAATAGTATCATCACTTAACTCTATTTTATCTATATCTGAATATTTAAAAATGCAATCACTAATTAAAGATACAACTTCTTCTTCTATCTCTGGTGTCCCATATTTTAAAAGCATTTCTATTATTTTTTGATAATTAGTCATCATATTCTTTTACCTCCTCGCTGCCCCATTTTTCAAAAATTTCTTCATCGCTCATATCCATATTAAAAAAATGAAATATGCACTGTGTGTTATTATAAATTTTTATTTGTTCTTTATTTTCTTCTTGAGTTATCTCATTCTAAATATCTCCATATACTTTTCTTAAATAATCTCCATAGCTTTCTTCCTTCCATATTCTTTTTAATTCCTCAAGCATTTTTTCTTTTTCTTCTTCTGTAATAATATATCCTTCTTTTATTTCATTTAATTTATTAACCAACTCTTTACAAATTTTTGCATCATCCCATTTTTCCCATTCTTCCATAATCATATAATATTCTTCCCAAAAGAAAAGGCGGATTATGCATCCGCCCTATCATGTTCAAGTTCCATTTCTGTGCCGTCTTTAGATATGGACGTTATCATATACAATTGATGTGTTGGTGTATTAGTATAACTCTTTGCTACAAAAGTGTCTTCCCTGCGGAAACCTGTTATCATAACTTTATTTCCGCGCTTAAACCATCCATCTTCTACGACAGTTTTTGTGCCATCTGGGTTAACTTTCGATATTCTCTTTTTATAATTTGCATAATATTCTTTAGTGAATTTAACTGTTATAACACCATCAATGGTCAAAAGAGCAATAGATGAACGATTATCGTCTTTATTTAACACTGTACCGACAATACGAGTTAACTTATATATCGGGATTTCGCGGCCGCCGCGTTTAAAATAGTAATCAACCTCAGGCATTTCGGGGAGCCTCATAAAATCACTTAAACCATATTTCTCTCTATTGATGTTTATTAATTCATGTGGATGATAATAGAAACAGCAAGCTTCCATTTCCCATGCAGCTATTGTACTTTCACAATATTTGTTCCACATTTCATTAAATAACATTGTGTTATATGACTTTAACACTTCATCATGATGTTCAGTTAACCAAGTTTTTATCTTTTCCATTTCTATTTTATATAACTTTTCCCACTCTTTTTGAGATATAACAGACTGACCATTATCATTTAAACTTATTTTATCTGTATCAAAATGCTTTATATAAAAGTTATAGCTTGGTTCGTCTAAAAGATAATACTCTCCACTTTTCTTTGTCTTTAAATATTTATTAAATTCAAAGATTTTTTTCTGTGTATCAAATTCATCTGGAATGAAGTTCGCTTTAATAAGCCCCGCAAGATTTTGGAGGGTTAATCTTTTCTTTGGCTCACATGCAATAGAGATATAATATGCCATTATTGCAGTGCGGGGTTCGCTACAAATTTTTGAAGCCCAGTCATAATCAACTTTATCGAATGCCCCGCTCTTTATGAGAGACAACATAACTGTCTTTGTCAAAGGACATCTATTCATAAAATCTTTAATTCCTGTGTATGGACGTCCTTTTATTATTTTTTCAACACTTTCTTCATTTACTTTTGACAGACCTTTAAGACCAAAAAGAATACGATTATTTTCATCGTCTGCTTCAAATCCAAGCGCAGAGTTATTTATATCTACAAGAGATACTTCTATGCCCTGACTTTTCATCATACCAATTGCTTTTGCAACTTTTGCGTAGTCTGTGCCCTTTTCCTTTTCATCTTCTTCTGCATCAAGTGCGCCCGCATCAACCATAAGACACGCGGTGTTCCAATAAACAGGATTCCAATGTGTTGAAATGTATGCTGTTTGATAGCCTATATAAGAATAAGATAAACTATGAATTTCAGAGAATGCATAGCCAAGCTGAGGTTGTACAACTGAAGTCCATATATATTGTCCGAGCTTTTCATTTCGAGCATGTTCAAATACCTTATCTTTAAGACTTGCAATTTCTTTGAACTTTTTCTTTGAAACTGTCTTTCTTGCTTTATTTGCTTCCGCAAGAGTAAAGTTACAAAGACGTTTATCCATAAGAACTTTCATGAGCTGTTCCTGCGAAAGACCAACACCAGATGATACATCAAGATATTCATGCATCGCTGCTTTTTCATCATCTGTTAAATCATATTTGTTCATCTCAAGCTCCCATAATGTAGGAGCTTTTCTAAAACGAATATATTTATCCATAGGGCGTTCTTCGCCATCTTCCGCCATAAGTCTAATCAATGCATTTGTATTGCTCAATTCCCACATATTTGTAGGTTTGATTGCTTTTGTTCCTTGTCTACCGACGGCGCTATCAAGCTGGAACATTGCATAAACATTTGCTTCTTGAATAGACTTCCACACATCTTTATCTTCAATATCAAGGATACTTGGATGTAACGTCTTATTATATAATTCACGCAGAGATAAATCTTTATCAAAAAGACCTTTCTCTTGCATAATAAGAAGTGTTTGACCTAATCTATCGCAAACTTCTGTAACGAGCAAGTCAAACTTGGTCATGCCCGCCGCTTCATCCGCGTGGAGGTCATATTGTGTTGTAATGTTTCCATTCGGCGCCCGCATAAAACAAGCTTTATCATAAGGGTCTTCATCAAACATTATAATACCAGAAGCATGAATGCCTCTACGAGATATAAGTCCTTCAATACCCATTGCTATTTCAAGCAAACCGGGATACTGCTCTATTTCAGCGATGAAAGCAGATATAGGTTTATATCCCTTGTCTTCATCCCCATAAACAACCTGCTTTAAAGTTCTAACAAAACCCCTGTCTGATGGGATAAGAGAAGATAAATATTTACTAATATCGCTATCTATTCCATCGGGGAATTCTTCTGTTCTATATCCTCTTGCGGCGGTCAGAACTGCACTTTTACTCGACTCTGTTCCAAAAGTTGCAACATATGTACAACCAAGTTCTGCTTTTGTCAAATCATCATAATCTTTCTTTATGTTATGACTGCGTTCTTTCTTTATCTCTTTCATTACTACAGGACGTTTACTTGGCTGTATGTCTATATCAATATCTCCAAGTCCTGTTGTATCACGATTCATATATCTGAAGAAAGGGAAGTTCCAATCTATTGGGTCAAGCTGTGTTATACCAAGTAAAAAATGATTAAGTGCCGAACACGCAGAACCACGTCCCGCGCCAATAATACTTCCGCAGTCCCATATCATATCAATATAATGCTGCAATGTTACAGGATATGCAAACATATTAGTGCCAAGTTTATTACCAACTATTGTCTTTACTTCTGCTTCTTCTTCAAGTTCAGACATATAAACTTCTTTATCTTTATTCTTCTCTTGACAATAATCGTTTAACTTATTAACACATTCATTAACCCAATACTTTTCTATTTCATCATTAGAGCTATAAAGACGAGCTAATTCAGGATATTTCTGACTAAAAGTTATATCTATTGTCTGACTATCATAATGAGGAACTTCAACAGACGGGATACCCTGTGGATGCTCCAAATCATAAAACTCTATTTTATCATATATCTCCATTGTGTTTTTAAAAAGTTGTTCTACAAATAGTTCATCATAATCACTACTTTTTAAATTCTCTTTTATTTCTTCATTTGATTGGAGATATGTGTACTCATAGAAAGTATCAACTTCTCTTTCTCCTTGCTTACTATTGAGAAATGCTTTATGAATATATCTATCTTCTTTCTTAAGATAATGTACGTCACACGTAACAATCATTTTAACATCAAAACATTGAGCAATAGAAAGAAGTCTTCTATTTACTATTATCTGCTCTTTTGAGCAAGCAGGCTGACATTCAAGATAAAAATCTTTTCCGAAAACTTCCTTACACCATAAAATCATCTTAACAATATCATTATGTGCTTTCTGCTTTTCTTCTACGTCATTTACTTTCTCTGCTTTTGTAAGATTGAGGATTGCTGCGGGGATTTCTCCGCCAAGACACGCGGAAGACGCTATAAGATGACCGGGGTTATCTTTTACTATTCTTTCAAGGTCTGACTTCAATGTATCAACTCTTTCAAGACCTTTCGCATAATAAGAGTTCATCCAAGCTAAAGAGGATAAATAACGAAGTTGCTTATGTCCTTCCGCATCCTTGGCAATTAAAATAAAATGCCAGTGCTTATCTGATGGGCGTTCATCAACAAGATAAATCTCATTTCCTATTGCAATTTTAAAGTTAGGATGCTCTTCTCTTATCTTCTTTGCATACTGATTGATACGAATACTACCAGACAAGCTTTCATGTTCTGTGATAGCAATTCCTGTCAAACCAAGTTCAATCGCTCTATCTATTAAAGGTTCAATTTTATTGATACTATCAACAAGCCTTATATTAGTTTAAGAATACTCTGTATGGGTATGCAGTTCCATTCTCAGAGTAGTCATATAATCACTTCCTTTTAGACTGTTAAGTCTTGTATTGATAAATCATCGTATTGGGTATATTTAATTCTAATCAAAGGAATATTATGTAACTGACAATATTCATTTTTTATTTTATCATACTTTTTTAATCGCTCAAAAGATTCTTCATTCTTGCTAAATCCTTTCTTTTCAAAATGCTATATTCCATCATATTCAATTAAATATTTTAATTTATCATTATCATCTAAGACTCCAAAATCAAATCTTAAAAGAGCATTATCTCCAAACAAATCTGGAAAAGTATATTCTCTTTTAAATTTTATATTATTATCCTCTAAAAGACTAACAATTTTTTGCTCTCCTAAATTTTTTAAGCATCCACAACTATGAGTTACGTCGCCTCTTAAATTTGCTCCACGTACTTCACAAATATTTCCACAATCACATTTACAAATCCAAAGAACATGACCATAACGAGAATTTGGACTTTTTTCTATAACAGTTAATTTTCCATATCTCGTTCCGGGGGTTTCTTCTATCCCATTCAGTTTTCCTTTTTCCGACCTTAAACAGCCACAAGATTGAACATTTCCATTTCTAAGATGAAGACCACTTACTTCACAATACTCTCCACAATCGCATTTGCATAGCCATCTGGCATCTTTATGATTTTCTAAATTTTCTACTCTTTTAATTACTACTAATTTAGAATATCTATTACCCGTTTCATCTTTTAAATGAGCATCACTATTTCTTTTTGCAAGGTCGCATCCGCAACTTCTTTGAGGTTTATTCTCTCTTGTTAGGGCATCTTTTCTTAATGAACAAGTATTACCACAATCACATTTACAATACCAATAAGTTCTATTCTTTCTCGTATAATCTCTTTCTATTACGACTAATTTACCAAATCTCTGTCCTGTTAAATCTATTAATTTAGACATTCCCCTATTCACCTTCTTCTGTGTTAAGTAAAAAAATATGCTATAATTTTTCATTTCTATAATAATTATAACATATTTTTATTATTTATTCAATTAATTGGATATTCAAGTTCTTTACACTCAATTCCATGTTCTTTAAAGTATTTTTGAAGCGGCTTCCGCTCAGAGCAAGGATTATTCCAAGCCTCATGCACAATAAACACAATAATAGGTTCATCTTCAAATTGAAGCTCCTTTTGTTCATACTGAGCCAACCAATTTAATCTCTCCATTATATAATTAAAATCTAATTTATTTAATTCTTTTAAATATTCTTTTAAAAAGAAACATTTATCATAATCTTCTTCTTTGCAAGGACATAATGGAGGAATATTCTACTGAACTACCATATACTCAAACCTAATACCATTTATTATGTTTCTTTTATCTATATATACATGATGTTTATTTTTGTTATTATGATACCATTTCGGGTCAGATAGATTAATTGATACAGGTATCATATTAGGTTTGAAGTTTCTAATTTGATAAAAATAAGATGTTCTTAATATCATTTCTTTATCCTTATTAAGAAAGTATATTGCACTCTTCATCTGGAAAAGCACTATGAATGATTACTCTATCCGTATGTTCTGCGCAATCTATATAAGTAAAACCTTTATGTAAAGATATAATTCCTATAATTTGCCAAGGATTTTCTTCTACCATATAATATGTTTTATCTAATTCTAATTTTTCAGCTAAATCAATTTTATCAGGATAATGAAAAAGGCTATCTATCAAACTTTCTTCCAGTATTTCAAATCCAAAATCAGGATAAATTTTTACCCCATAAAAAAGTTCTCCAATTTTCTTTTTATCTATAAAATAAATTTTACCATTTTTTACTCCATATTCTATATCATAAAAACTAATCGTTTGCTGCATCATTGTCTCTCCCATTCCAATTTTTATTTATTTTTTTATCCAAACCACCTTATCTTGGGCACGAGTAAAGGCCGTGTATAGCCAACGCTTATGTTCCTCTTTATCAAAGGGGAAGCTTTCTTCGATAACCAAGACTTTAGAAAATTCGCTACCTTGTGATTTATGCACAGTGATACAGTATCCATAGGTAAACTCATCTGGAAGAATGAAGCCATACTGATTATGCATGATTTTATATCTTTGTTGAGGTGTGAGAATAGACTGCTCATAAAGCATAATATTCTTTTCTGCTTTTATATCCACAAAAGGCTCGCCAACATCTGTTTCCATATCAAAATAATAATAAGGTATCTCTCCGCGGACACCGGCCCCGCGAGGAATAATCCCGCGTTTCTCTTTTATATCAGAAGTAATTGTACAAAGTTGTCCGTTCATAAGCGGAGAACCCATAAGACTATATTCTTCCCAATTATTCTTTAAACAAATAATCTGTTCTCCTGTTACAAGAGGTTCTGTATAACCTTTAAGTTGTCTCACCTTTGTATTTAGCTCTTGCCTTGTTTTATTAGTAGCGCAAAGAATAATATCTGCCCATAAAAGCATACCATCTGAGAACTGATTATGCGGGGCAACCATTACATTTTCACCTTTCATATAAGGAACATCTTCACCAAGACGAATTTTTGTTGCAATTTCAACAATTTCTCCGCCTTCCTCTTGTCTCATTATCTGTGTTAAAGTATAATGAGGATTATTGAGCAAGCCATTATTAGCTTTTTCTGATATAGGTGGAAGCTGTCCACTGTCACCAAGAAAGATACAAAATACATTCTGAAAAGTTGCAAGATGTTCTACCATATCAGGTGGAACCATACTACATTCATCAATAACGATAATCTTGTAAGGAACAAATTTTATCTTTCTTCTTATATAACCGCCGTCGGCTTTCATATGCGATTCATAAAGAAGTTTATGTAATGTAGAAGTATTTTCATTACCTTTTTTCTTTAAAACTTCGCAGGCTTTTCCTGTATAAGCTGTGTATATAACATCTGTATATGGAGAAAAGCCTGTCATTTCACATATGTCTTGTACAATATATTTTACAACGGTTGACTTACCTGTTCCCGCATATCCTGCAATAACAACATATCGAAGCCCGTCTTTAAAACGTTGTATGGCAATTCGACGAGCTTCTTCCTGTCCTTTGTTTAATTCCATAAAACATTCTCCTAATTTTTTATTCTATAATTATTATAACATATTTTATTTAAAAAATCAAAAATCATATTTTTTTGTGGTTAATACTTCAAAATCTTTAATTTCTATTTGTGCAGATACATTACCATTAAAGTTATTAACTCTACAATATCCTATTATAGTAATTGTAATAGAACCTTTTTCTGGTATCATCTGGAAGATTCTCTTTTCATCTGTTGATATTTTAAATTTTATTGCAGAGATATTATTACCTAATTTAATATTTAATGTATCATCACGCTTTTCATAAATATTAACCATAGAAGAAGTAACCGTTATATTTTCAATTACAATATAAGGTTCTGTAACATCTTGTCCCCATAAATCATCGCAAGAGCCAATATTTATTATTGCACTTGTTATTTGTTGTTCATTAGTTATTATTTCACTAAAATCTATAATACTATCAACATGATAAACTGCTTCATCTGCGATATCTTTATAAACATTATCAGTAAAAGTAAGATAGTCATTTATACGTGTTCCATCAAGAGATAAACCAAATGCTTGTGCATGACCTTGTGCATAAATCGTTCCATCAAATTTATTACATACTCCGCGAAAGTCAGTTGCACCAACAATACTACAGCCTCTTGCACTTCCAGAGTAAGATATATCTACTTCATTCGCAGATTCCCAAGGCGGAAGTTTCTCTACTTTCTTAGTTAAAACAGCAACAGGACGCTGATATTTTGCCATAATTTTATTAGCGCAAAGACCTGCTATATTTGCGGGGATGGTATCTTTCTCCATTAAACACAAAATAACTTTGTGGTCAAGAAGATTTTCTTTTTCTATTTTACTCTCCAATAAAGCCATTCCCTCATCTTGTGCTTTTGTCTATCTCGCCTTAACATTTGTTGCAACTCTTACGGCTTCTTCTACGAGTTTTGCCATTTGACCTTTGCAGCCTCTTTTATTTGAAGGTATCATGTTAAAAGCTCTATATTCAAGGAAAGAATTAAAAATTAATTCTTGTTCCTCAAGAGTACCACTTCTTACCATTGCATTAACGAAAGGTACTATATAAAATGCCCACCCAATTGGTGTTGGTGTTGGGCCAATAGAATAAGAGTTTTTCTCTCTCATGTACGTTATAAAAGGATTATGAAGACCATCATCTTTAATACCTTGTCTTACCAAATATGCTGTTTCATTTTCTGTTAAACTCATCATATCTCCAATTAACCCTAATGCTGCGAGGTCTAAAAAAGCCTATATATAACCATCATGAAATAAAGTATCATTTAAAAAGCGACAGAACTACCAAACAACGCCTGCACCACAAAAAGATTTGTTTGGATAATCAGATAATTGATTATTAATAACAACTGTCTTTGAGCCAACTTTATATTCATCAACCTCATGGTGGTCAAGTATAAGAACTTTAATGTTTGCTTTATTTAAAGCTACTTGTTGTTCATAATCATTAGATGCGCTATCCGGACAAATTACTAAATCATACTTTTTACCGAGGATGTAGTCACAGCAATCAGAAAGACCGTGTGTTTTATTGCTATGAATATAAAAATCAAGGTTTTCTTCAACCCAAGAAGGAAAATACTTATAAAGATAATTCGCTAATAGGCTTGCTGAAGAAAAACCGTCACAGTCGCACCTGAAATACCTTAGCTTTCGCTATATTTACTTAATAAAGTCTAAAATTTTTCATATTTTCTTTTTAAAAATCTTGTCTTGTTATCATACATTAAATGATATGCTTGTATAACTTGTAAATTACCACCAAGATTATAATACCAAGAGTTAGTTTTTCTTTTGTCTTGATATACACTACCACCAGAGAAAAAAGTGGATAATTTTTTAATAAAAGCTTCTGTACCAACAAAATTAATATTATATCCTTTATCATTTCCTGTTATTGAACCATCACCGTCAAAATACCCTCTGATAAAATCATAAATAAATTCTTTTGGCACCTATTCTTCAGTTGGAAAGTTAAGAATTAAACTTTTTCGTTCAACACATCCTAATTTTTTTAAATCATCAACAGTTTTCTAAGACCTTTGACTTAATAATACTTGAATCTAATGTGCTGAATTTTTTTTATTTTTTGAACAGTCTTCTCTTATTGGATAGGAGCTATGTAAATCTTCTTTAAAATGCTCTAAAATTTCTAAATCTTCTTTAGCTAAAGCTATTTTAAATTCTTGCTCTCCATATTTATTAACAGGTAAAATGCAGCCATCTGCATATAAAAAACCTAACCAATAAGCTTTTAATTCATTATCAATTTTCTCAAAAAAGTCAAAATCGAAGAAATATTTTCTATAATGATTTCCTTTAGAAGTTTTTATCCCTAATCTTTCAAGCATCTTTGAAATTGCTTGACGACCATGACCAACTGCTTTTTCTATTTCTCTTAATGATATATTATCTTGATACATTGCAATAATATCATCAATTTCTTGTTGAGTAATTATTTTTTCTAAATTCGGCATATGCATCCACCTTTCATATATTTTCATTGATATATGAAAGATATTTAAACTTTATTAAAAGGAGTAGACCATACCATCAAAAACTCCATAATAAACCATCGAAGTTTTTGTCTCTATTATGGTCGTTGAACGTTCTTCTCAGAGAGAAGCTTCGCTGCGTCTGGTTGCCCAATCCTTAACGATTTTACCATACCTTGGTCGCTAACCTCGCCACTATTATATCGCTATAATAGGTTGGTTGTTAAGGCTCTAAGGGTGTTCCCGCAATTTAAGAGATTTAACGTGGACCGTTATGTTAATCCACCACAATAATCGCAGACCTATTGGCACGGATAGTCTTAAGAAGCATGGTTGCCGCATTCTTTAAATTATCTATACCAAAAAGATTATAGTCATTTATGACATCTTCTGTTAAGTTCAAATATTCTCTTGGATTTTTAATATTTCTATTTTCTAATATTTTATATAAAGATAGACTATTCTATCCTAAAAGTTCATATTTCATAGATATATCCTCTCCTTAAACAAGTCTAAAAAAATTTCTTTGCCCCTATCTATTGGACTATCTTTATATCCTAAATGATTATTTTCTTTATCAAAAACAAAAGAAATAAGAAAATCCTTATAATACTTTTTATGTATTTCTGTTAGTTTTTTAACCCAACGATGATATTCTTCATCGCCAATTTCTTGAAATTGTTTATCAAAAGCAATAATTATTTCTTTTACATTTAATTTCTTTAATAATTCAGATTGATATTGAACCAAATTACTTCCACAGCAAGCAACACTAATATCATTTTCTTTTCCAAAATATGTTCTATGCTTTAAACAACTTTTTTCTGCTTCGTAAACAATTACTGTTCCTGCGTCTTTAATATTTTCTTTTGACAGATTGAGATTGTATAAGGTAAAAGATAAAGGATGATTATACATTTTTCCGTTTAATGATGCTGGCATATATTTACCATATTTTTCCTCTTCCTCAATAAGCGTTCTTTTTCTTATACCGACCAATCTACCCTCCATATCAAAATGGGGAATAATGATACTATCTGATATTGGGTCATATCGAATACCTGCCTCATCCATTACTTCTTTCGATATACCTTCTTCAATCCACGGCTGTATAATAGGCTGCGGAAGGTGTTGCAAAATATTATTATCATAATTATTTAGAAGATTAAGTTTTCTTTTTTCTAATCCTTCTATTTTCATTTTATCAAAAAATTTCCAATCTTTCAACTGAAATGTGTCATCTAATGAAGTGTCATTTATTATATTAAAATATCTTGCCACATACCGTATTCCGTCAGTAAAAGAAAAGTTTGGATTTTCCCTTTTCTTAACTTTTACAGTTAAATCAAATATATCAAAAGTACTATCTGAACATTGCGTGAAACATTTAAAAAGGTGCGTGTTATTAAAGTAATATAGTTTGTGACTGTCCCCATCATGACAAATAGTCTTACATATTAAACAGTTATTGCCTCGTTGCGGTTCTCCTCCAAGGTCTGCAACGAAAGACTCAACTTGCTCAATGGTTAAACTATTTTTTATTTCATCTTTATTATACATCACTATCCGCCCTTATCTTTATCTGTGTATCTTTTATATCTATCCATTCATAATTCATATCTGTCATAAACATCGGAATGATGCGGCATGTTTCTCTACGGCTTCTGCACCATAAAATTACATCTTTATATCTTCCACGTCTATTTTTATAAATTGACATTTTAATATCGGGTACAGGAAAACCCATATCTATAATACTCTGTAAATATTCATGGTCTTGTTTAGTTGCTTTTACAAGAAGCGCTGCCCAGTCAACTTTATCCGCGATAGCTTTAGAACCACGAAGCGAGTTCTGGTCAAGCTTACCGTCTGTATAACTTGCATTAAGCTGCGTACTTGTCATAATAAATATATCATACTGATTAGCTAAATCTTTTAATCTTACACTTATCATAAATAGTACATTATCTTCACGAAGACCTTTAACGCCTGCCTTTGAGGATATTTCACTTAATATCTTCATACTTGAATGCAGATAGTCAAAGCAACAGCATTTTATGCCGTGTTCATGAATGCCGCGCTTAATAATCTTCTCAACATCGTGCATAGAGAAGTCGGGAAGCTCTTCTACATATAAGGGAGAGTTTTTAATGATTTGAACAGCTTCTTGTACTCTTTCCCATTCTTCGTCCTCATACTGTCCTGTTAAGATATGCTCTTCATCTACGTCTGCAACAAAAGCTATAAGCATTGTCTGTATTTCTCTTATGTCCTGTTCTGTTGCAATGAACAGCGTAGGGATGGCATAATCTTTTTCTTGCCAAGCCTTTTTCTCTATATCATATATCTTTTTACAAGCGAAGTTACAAGCATCTGCAATCATCATTCTTGTGTTATGTGTTACAACATAGTCTCCGCACAAAAACAGGGCTGCCACATTATCAACTGTAAAACAAGTCATATCTACGTATTCATCAATAGGAGTAATCATTTTTATTCCTATCCAATTCTGTGCTTTTGGAGAAATATAAACCTGATAAAAATATCTGTTATTTTCCGCATCAAACAGTTCTGTTAAAGTTGTTATATATGAGAAACTTCTAAAAAGACTAACATAGGATGCCGCAATCTCTTCATCAAGAAAAGTCAATTTATTCCGTCCTCTTAAAAACTTAAAAATAAATTCTTTTCTTACATCAATAGAGTTAAACATAATCTCATCTGGAACAGAGGTATCATTATTTTTTAATTCTTTAACATAATCATCTATTGACTTTGTTAATTCTTTTTCTTCATATTCAACAGGTTTTGCAATTCTAATAAAATCTCTATATCCATCACTAAACATAAAAGGTGTAGCTCTTTTACTTTCCATTTCAAGTATCTGTTCTGTTGACATAACTCTTATTCTACCATTTTTTCTCTGTTTTATTTCCCAGAGATGGTCTTTGCAACATCTTACCGTGCGGCCGTCAGTCAACTCAATAACATACACCTGTTTCTTCTCTATTTGAGGAAATACTTTTAATACTTTTGTAGGTTTTCCATCTGCATCAAAAAGCATATCACCTACTTTAATATCTTTAACCTGTCTAAAGCCATTAGGAGTAGGAAGTATTGTTTCGTTATCAAGAGCTTTACCGAGACCTGTTGAAGCAGAACGAAGATACAGCTTTTTCAAACGAGCACCGCGGGTGATTGTGTTTATGTAAGGGCCATAAAGAGGATAACCAAATTCAGGATTTTTCTTTAAGTCTTCAAGGAAATCCTCTATGTCTTCTCCTGCTTGAACCATATTTTTTGCATCTTCATCCGCATATTTCATCTTTATATTTTCTATCCTGTCATTGATGAGTTCTGCTATTTCTTCTATTGAGGTGCTATCAAGCCAATCTTCCTGCGTTTGTTTCTTTTTTATATTTGTAATGTCGTCTGGATTGTAGAGCCAAGTAACATCTACACCTATCTTCTGATATTCTCTTAAAAGAGTCATCTTTTTAACTCTCTGATAATAATAATCAAAAGACGCAAGTTGTGTTATTTCTGTAAGTCTTTGAAGGTACTCTCTACCTTTGTTAAAGTTATAAACACCATATGCTTTTGGTCTTTGCTCCAAATAGTGTTCAATAGCATCAATAGTTGCTTTTTCTGTGCCGAGAAGATGAATATTATATATTGAGCCAAACAAAATTTTATGAAACTCCTCGGAAAAATCATCTTCTGAGAAAGTATAATTTGTATTATCTAACAAGTTATTATCAATAAATACGCCACCAATAACCTGCATTGTTGCGGGAATGTCAATATACTTTATCATATTTTTATTCTCCTATATCAAAGAATTTTATTTTTGGCTGATAAGACTTTATTTGAGTTTCAATTATTACAGGCTTATCATCTAAATGTATATTTTCTTTATTCTTTTTATTTATAAAAAAGACATTCTTATAATACTCTTTTGCTTCGTCAAAATATCTTTCTAATATAAATAACATATTAACTTTTTCTGGAAGTGGTTGCTTTATAACTTCATAGACATAATAAAAAGTTTTTGTTAAACCCGACAGCGTATAGCCCTCTTTTAACAATCGCTTTTCTTCTTTTGTAACAACAGCCCAGTCAACTTCACATCTTCCTTTACAAACAGAGTTTATACAGTCAAAAAATATCCTGTGGTCATTATTATTACCTTTTTCTTCTATATTGTGAACAGTATTTATAAGTTCTCCGCCGCTTTTTTCTGCACAATGTTTATGTGCATATCTTCGCGCGTTGGGCTTAACCCATTCTTCTTTATCTGTATCAAACTGCTGTCCGCAATATAAACATTTGACTAAGTGTGCCATATATATCAACTCCACTTTTTTCTCTAATATAATTATAACATATTTTATATAAAAAGTCAAGCGGGATTTTTATCCCGCTTGAAAAGTTATAGACCTATTTTTATTTTCTGAAGGACGACCGAAACCGCCCCAATAGATTAGGAAATTTCCTGCAACTCTGAATTTATCAGATAAAGCTGTTCGCCTTGGTCACGAGAAGTCTGAGATATTTTCTTGCCCTTACCGAGATAACGTTCTACTATCTGTGTAATACGTGGAGCGATATTTTCAGCAAAATCGGCATCTTCATGTGCCTTTGTAAGAGCTTCTATCTTTTCATTTATTTCAGCTTTGAGCTTATCATAATCATATTCAGTCTTTATAACTGTAACTTCTCTCTTATCTGTTACAAACTTGTTTCCGCGTTCTTCTGCTTCCTTGTCAATAGCAGTATTAAGGGCACTAACAAGAGCTTCATATGACCCATCTATCTCTTCGGGAATGTACTTGAATCGACCTCCGCAAGTTACAGAGCCGTCTTTTGAACGAAGCATGAGTTTTACTCTTGACTGGCCATCTTCAACCTTAGTGTACATTCTTGCATATATATCAACCATATTTTCAATGATTGAATTATAAGTATTTGTAACAGCAGGACGAATTACAGAATATTCTGTTCCATCCTGTCTTTTGAATGTTCCTTCCTTTTCGTGAGAAATGAACATTACTGCATAACCAAGCTGTGTCATCTGTCTAAAGGGTTCTTCAAATTCCTTTTTAAGAATGTTCCAACCCTGTCCATATGCGCCAACCTCCGCAATGCTACCTGCGTCATGCTGAGAACAAACATATTTCTCGCAAAGTGTTGCACACACGTCAACAGTATCTATAATAAGAGTCTTAAATCTTTCTCTTACTTCTGGCTTTTTAAGGTCGCGGAGTATCATCTTTACTTCTGCCCAAGAAGTAACATCCTGAGCTACGATGCCGGGAATAGCATTGTATCCTTTCTCGAAAGCGAGGAGAAGAGGTGCTGGCATTTGTGAACCAAGCGTAGTTTTTCCAACCTTCAATTTGTTATCCTATTGGCTTTTTATCCAATAGCTCTAATACTTCTTATTCGTATTAGTTCAGCGTACCTTTTCATCTTAATTAATAAGATGTGCAGTCTCTTGGAATTTTATATCTTTTTAAGAATTTCTTCATATTTATCCTTTTTTCTTTTGAGATACCAACTATCTTTTGTATATAAAATATTATAAATAGATTTAGTTGCATTTGTACTATACTGAAAATAATAAAGTTTTCCATTCGTTCTATCTTGAGACATAATATTTACTTTAGGAATATTATATTCTTCATAAAGAAAATCTATCATCCATTGAAGAACTTCTGGAGTTGCTGAACAAACCTGCCATCTTAATGCTTTATTTGAAGTTAAATAATTTACAGAGCCGTCTCCATCAAAATATCCTCTTATATAATCAATCCAAAATTTTCTATCAAGAAGATATGGAGGTTTTAATATAAAAGTTTTACAAGGAACAATAGAGTATCTTGCTAATTCAGCTTTTACTTTTTCTGAAGTAAAACTCCATTTTATAGTATCGAAACCCTTATTAGTTGTATATTCTTCTATATTTCTTCCACCAATGGTTTCTTTAAATTTTTCAAGCTGCTCTCTATCAATAGCGCTAAGACCGATAGAAATAGCATTTCTATCTTTACTAATACTACCATCTGCGGCAACAAATCCTAAGAAATATGCAAAATTAGAAGACTGCTTAAAGAAAAAATCTTCATTTACTTCATACTTTCTCTGATTTTGGGGAAGTGTCTTCATGACTTCTTTATGAGATTTATATATCCCAAGCTCTTTTAAAACTCTTTTTAAAGCATCTTGATTACAATGAACTGCATCAATACAATCTTTTGTCGTACCCCCATTAGTATAAATATTATAAATCAAATCTTTTTCTTCTTGACTAAATACTCTTTGACAAGCGATATTATTTGTTCCAGTAATCAACTGTCCTCTACTATGATTTATATTATATTTATCTAATGTTGCAGTAATACTTCTTGAATTATGATGATATTTTCTTGCAAGCTTTGTTATACAAATTTTATTTTCAACATAATCAGTAACGATATCTTTGTCTTCCTGTGTTTCAAAAGAAATTTCTTTAATATTGATATTCACACCGAACATCTCCTTTTTCTTAAAAAGTTTAATGATTCTACGCGTTGCGCGTGGCTGAGCTTTTATACTCAGCCTTCCGCTCGGATTCCCATCTCAGGGTTCCCGTTTTTTACTGCATTATCTCTAAATGTCACCACTTAGAGGCCCAAAGTTTTAGGCGCACCATACACGTATGTTATATAACCGCTTAAATCCCTCGATACCTTATGAGGTTCGAGCGCAAGAAGATTAATTGCCATAAAGTATCCCTCCTCTTAATCAGAAGTTGAAGCCATCGCTTGCAACAGTTGTAGGTGCAGGTGCAGAAGCTGTTCCACCTGCCTTAGATGCCTGATACTCGTCAGCACGCTTCTTAACACCCGCAAGATAAACCTCTCTATCCTGCATTGCCTTTTTAAGTTCCTCTGCTGTGATAAGATTTTCATCACCAAACTCAAGGGTATCGGGCTTACCACCCATAAGAAGCCATTCCTTATGATTTCTCTTAACCTGCTTAACGAGAGGCTCACCAAAAGCAGACTCTTCCTTTATTTCAACAGTAGTAGTTTCGGAGATTATGTTACCCCAAACCTTAAGGAAACGAGGATTTGCGGGAGATGCGTCAAGGTCAAGCATATAATCTATACCTGCCTGCTCTCTTATATTGAAAGATACAGGGAGAACTGCGTTGCGGAAGTCAAAGATACATCCGCGAACTTCTGCATAACCATCATAGCCCTTTTCCTCATCGGGTTCAACAATCTTTACTGCTGTTACAATCATATCCTCAGAAAAATATGCTCTCTTAGAGGGGTCAGGATTAATAGGATTAGTAGCAGATGCAATTGTTACGAATCCACCCTCTGCACGCTTAGGAGATACGAGCTTACCCTCTCTGTCATAAAAATCATTAAGAGCGATTGAGGGGCTAAGGATTACCTGAAGTGCTTCAGCCTTGCCATTCTCAATCCAAGTAGGACTTTCCATAATGGTTGAAAGTGCCTTATATGTAGGATTTGCAGTATTCTTCTTTGTAGTGGGGGTTACAAAAGAATAATGTACTTCTACTACGTTAAGACCATCTTCATCTGTTGCAACCCATACAGAACCATTGATGAACTCCTTACCGAAGTTCTCTGAAGCTGTGTTCTGAACAGTCTTCTTTTCAAGACTGTGCTGATAAACATAACCTTCAACCTTAATAGTGTTATCAAACTTTTTCTTCATAATTGATACTCTCCTTATTCAATAATGTTTAATATTATTTCATTAATATCTTTGCTTTTGCCGATTGGATTATACTCTTTTCCTTTTTTTGTTAAACTATATCCACTAATTTTCTTTTTTCCAACATAAGAATGAGTTATTAGCCCCTAAGCCGCAAGACTTTTAAATGAAGCTATTAAACTATGTCCTGTTGTATGAAGGAAATTTGCACAGTCTTTAGCCAAAGTAAAATTATTATTTTCTTTTTCTTTCTCTTGAAGATAATACAGAATAGCTTTTGCTGTATCTGTAAGAGCAACTTCCGCCATTAAATTTTCTTCTACAAAAGCAATTGCTTCTTCTGAGAAAGGTGGCTCTTCATTATTCTGTGATGCTGTATGAATAAGTCCCCAAAATTCACTCAAGAAAATTTCTTGTCCTTTTTTGTAATCCATAATATAATTATACCATATTTTTTTTAAGCTGTCAAATTTTTACGTTTCCTGCGTTTTTACTTCATCGAATAAAAGTGGAACTCTCTTCTGAAATTCTTTCTGTATCATTAGTGCCACTTCTCTCATCTGCGGATGCGCCCGCATTGAGCAACGCATTTTGAAGAAATGCCGCCATTCTCTTATGTTCATTGTCATAACAATTTCTGTTTTCAAACTGTTCGGCA